TCACACATTCACAAGCGCCCATCCCAGCGCCGCCGACAGGGCGAGTGTGACAGGAACACCGCGTTTTGCCCAGACAAGCAGCACCGTGGCAAGGGCTGTCAGCGGCAGAACCTCCCAGCGGAGAGTGTCGGGCCGGGGCAGATCCAGCGTCACGGGACCCAGGGCAACCGGCGTGAGCATGGCAAAGACGACGTGCAGCGCGAACCAGAGGGAAAGGTTCAGGATCACGCCCACCACGGCGGCGGTGATGGCCGCCAGGGCGGATTGCAGCCGGGGCCGGGCCAGCAGGTTCTCGATGTAGGGGGCGCCCGCGAAGATCCAGAGGAAGCAGGGCACAAAGGTCATCCAGAGCGTCAGCCCCCCCGCCGCCAGTGCCAGCCAGGGGCCACCCTGCGCGTGGCCGGTCAGCTGGCCCACGAATTGCGTCACCAGGATCAGCGGGCCGGGCGTGGTCTCGGCCAGGCCCAGGGCGTCGACCATCTGGGTGGCGTCCAGCCAGGCGCGGGTCTCGACCACTTCCTGCGCCATGTAGGCCAGCACCGCGTAGGCGCCGCCAAAGGTGACGACCGCAAGCTTGGCAAAGAACAGCGCGAGGTCGAACAGCAGGTTCTGCCCGGTCAGCCAGAGGACCGGCAAGGGCATGAGCCAGAGCGCGGCCCAGAGAGCGATCGTGGCAGGGCGGGTCTTGCGCGTTGCCGGTTCGGGCGGTGTTTCGACGGGCGCCGCGGCGCGGCAGGCACCCCAGAGCGCGGCCAGCGCGATGATCAGCGGAAAGGGCAGGCCGAGCAGGAAGATCGCAAGAAAGGACAGCGTCGCGACAAGGTAGTCCGCAATTCCCTTGAGCGCCTTTTGCGACAGCCGCACCAGTGCCTGCGCCACGATCACCACGACGCAGGCCTTGACGCCCAAAAGCAGCGCCTCGGTTTCGGGGCGCGCGCCGTATTGCGCATAAAGCAGCGCCAGCAGGGCGATAACAACGGCGCCGGGCAGTACGAATAGCCCGCCCGCGATCAGCCCGCCGGGAATGCCGCGCAGGCGCCATCCGGCATAGGTGGCCAGCTGCATTGCCTCCGGTCCGGGCAGCAACATGCAGAAACTCAGGGAGCGCAGGAATTGCTGTTCCGTCAGCCAGGGCCGCTCCTCGACCAGTTCGCGGTGCATCAGGGCGATCTGGGCCGCCGGGCCGCCAAAGGACAGGACACCGATACGGCCAAAGACTTGGATCAACGTGGAATAGGCGGTCATGACCTCGGGGCCTAGCAGCGATGGACGACGCCGGTGTGACAGGTCGGCGCCCGGGGTCAAGCCCGCAGGGCCGGTCAGCAGCTGGCGATCCAGTATTCCACGTCCGGCCCGCGCAGGACCCGCACCGCCTCGACCCCCTCGAAATAGTCGCCCTGGTAGCGGATGCCGTAGTCGCCCCGGACCCGCTTGCGCCCGTCGACCGTCTCGTAGAAGACATATAGCTTGGCATTGTCGCGGTGGCGCAGGCGTTTGCCGTCACTCAGCGGGTTGATGCGACTGTTCGGCTCCGTCTCCCACCAGACATTCTTGATCCACCTTCCTCGGTTTCGGCGTAGAGGATGAGACCGCTTTGGAAGACAAGCGGCTTGCCGTCATCGGTGACGAGGCCGCTTGCGCCGAACGGAACATGTTTGCGGGGAAATGGTGCCAGTCGCCGTCGACGGTCTTGGACTTGCCGTTTAGGGACATCTTGGCGTCACACTCGCTGCTGACGCCCAGTTTCGTGAGGCTGTCGGCAACTTGCTGAGCCCGCAGCGGGGGCTGCGATGGCCCAAAGGACGAGAGAGCGACCGATGGCCAGTGCGAGCGGGACAGGAGTGGTCGGGGAAAGTGCAGGCTTTCCGTTGAAACCGGGAAACACCTGCAACATCAGGATCATACGTTTTTCAGTTCAGGGCGCATAAAACGGGAACGCCAGCAGAACAAACGGGCAAATTGTAAAAATTCCTCTACTCTTTCCAAACTCATGCCTCAGGCGCACAAGCGCATGTCGAAGATGCTGGGCTACACGCTCACTCTCGGCACCTCTGACGCCTGGTCCGGTTTCAGCGACGTTGCCGCCGCCCGCCTTTCGACCGAGGAACGCGCCGCGCTGGCCTTTGCCTCCCTGCGATCCCTGCACCCGGATCACGCCGAACTGACGGCCCGCGCCGCGATCCGTGCGGCGGGCGCGCCTGTTCCGGCCTTCCTGGGCCAGATGGATGAGGCCCGGTCCTGGGCGGCACTCGCCAGCCGGGCAGAGCTGAAATCCTACGCGGCGGCAGCCTTCGACGCGATGAGCGCCGCCGATCAAGCAGCCTTCTTCCGACACATCAGCGAAGTGGAGATTGCGGCATGAAAGTAATTGCCACGCGCACCCCCGTCAGCGCATCCGACCCTTTCGACCTGGACGCCGTCAAAGATCACTTGCGAGTGGACTTCACGGACGATGACACCGGCATCGGCAACATGGCCCGTACCGCCGCGCAGGAGGTCGAGCAAGTAGCACAGATCGCGCTGCTGACCCAGACAATCCGGGTTGTGATCCTTGACCCGGGAACAGACAGAATCCTGCGCCTGCCCATCGGCCCTGTTGCCGACGACGCGGAGGTGACCGTGTCCATAGACGGCACATCCTTTACCGACTTTACCCTGATCGGCGGTATTCGTGCGCTGATCCGATTTGGCGACACCTTCGACAACCTCACGCCGGAACAGATCGCGATTGAATACCCGGCAGGGTTTGGAGACAGCGCGACGGACATTCCGGCTGACCTCGCCCAGGCGATCATGGACCAGACCGCGCTGCACTATGACGGGCGCTCCCCGATGGACGCCAAGAGCCTCACCACGTCGCCGCACATGGCGCGGATCGCGGCCAGGTATCGCGGGGTACAGGCATGACCGCGCGCGAGCTTGACGAAATCCTTGTGCATCGCTGGCCGCTGGTCATGCGCGCGGTGATGGCGGGTAGCGACGAATGGCTGAAAGGCTTTGTCCGATCCATCGCGAAACACGGCAAGCGCGCCTCGTGGCGCCCCTCAGCCAAGCAAGAGCAGCTCATGCGGCGGCTGCTGTCCGAACTGGGTGCAGCACCGGGCGACGTGGAGGTGATCGAGAGGTGAGAAAGCGGCGACCCTGCGCGCCACCCCAGACGCAGGGCCGATGTGGTGGAACGGGTTAGCAACGGTGGCTCCACATTGGACAGCCTACCACGGGCGGGATCACAGGCAAAGGGCAGTCCGAGAGGTTGAGGCCCGATCCCCGGCACCGCGCTCATGGTGTCGCAAGCAGCAACCGACCGACCGGCAGGAGCGCATGACCGGACGGGCCTTCAAGCGGCACACCCGGCTCGGTTGGCAGGGCAAGACCGCAAGGGGCGTAGGGACTGCCGCAGCCGCGCGCTGTGGGCAGTCGTCCTATGCCTTCTGCACGGCTCCCCTCTCCATTGGCAGAGAGGGCAAGAGCAACGGTTGAACAGAGAGATACGCGCGAGAGCAGGAACGATGACAGAGGCGACGAAAAAAAACAGGCAATGGCGCAAGGCGGACGGATCGAAGCTCGAACCGAAGCCCGAGCGCGCGCCCGACCTCGCACGTTCTTCGGATCATCAGCCCGACCTCTTTGCAGGCGGTCCCAATGCCGCCGATCTGGCGAAAGGGGCTAACCGTGCTATTGAGTATGGAATTTTCTCGCCCGGCGGGGAATTGGACGGCGCGGCCCCTGCTGAAAAAGCTATGCGCTTCATGCATACCCTCGCCATTCCCGAGGGGCCAAACGCGGGCGCACCCGTTTCCCTGGCACCTTTCCAGCGGCAATTCATTGAGGGCGCGCTTGCCCCCGAGACCTCCACGGCTGTTCTCAGCATCGGGCGCGGCAACGGCAAGTCCGCGATCACGGCGGGCCTTGGCCTGGGCGGGCTTCTGGGCATCTGGGATCGCCAGCCCCGCCGCGAGATTGTTGCCGCCGCCAGGACGCGAGATCAGGGCCGGATCATCTGGGACTTCGTGGCGGGCTTCTGCCAATCCCTTCCCCTCGATGTTCAGAACCGGCTGATCTTCCGTCGCGCCCCCCGCCTTGAAATCGAGTACGAAGGCGACGGCGGCGGGCATGTCCTGCGCGTGGTCGCGGCTGACGGCAAGTCCGCCCTGGGCGGCGCCCCGACCATCGTGATCCTGGACGAGCGCGGGCACTGGGCGCTGGATCGCGGCGACGAGCTGGAACACGCGCTGTTGTCGGGCCTTGGCAAGAGGGGCGGGCGCGCCTTCCTCATCAGCACATCCGCCAGCGACGACACACACCCGTTTTCCCGCTGGATCGACGACCCGGCCCCCGGCACGTATGTGCAGGAACACCGCCCCGCGCCCGGTCTGCCGGCGGATGATCCGGAAAGCCTCCTGATCGCCAATCCCGGCTCTGTTCATGGCATCGGGTCCAGCCCTGAATGGCTCGAGGCGCAGGCGCAGCGGGCGATTGCACGCGGCGGCTCGAGCCTTTCCACCTTCCGGCTCTACAACCGGAATGAGCGCGTCAGCGGTGAAACACGCGACTCGCTGATCACACAGGACGAATGGCTGGCCTGTGAGGTGTCCGAGCTGCCCCCGCGCCAGGGCGGATGCGTGATCGGGATCGACCTGGGCGGCTCTGCCAGCATGACGGCGGCGGCTTTCTACTGGCCCGAGACCGGGCGGCTGGAAGCCCTGGGCACCTTCCCCAGCTCTCCCAGTCTTCTGGATCGCGGCCAGTCCGATGGCGTGGCCGGGCGCTATGTCGAGATGCAGGAGCGCGGCGAGCTGACCGTGCTGGGCGACAAGACGGTGCCCGTGGCGCCCTGGTTGCTCGAGGTGCTGCGTCATGTGGAGGATCAGCCGATCAGCGCAATCACGATGGACCGTTTCAAGCAGGCCGAGCTTGGCGAGGCGATCACCCGCGCGGGTATCCGGGCGCCCCTGGTCTGGCGCGGCCAGGGCTTCCGCGACGGTGGCGAGGATTGCGAGCGGTTCCGCCGCGCCACCTTCGACGGCCAGGTGAAATCCCGGCCTTCCCTGCTGATGCGCTCTGCCTTCGCGGATGCGGTCTGCCTGCGCGATCCGGCCAACAACCTGAAACTTGCCAAGGCGCGCAGCACCGGGCGGATCGACGCGGCGGCGGCATCGGTGCTGGCCGTGGCCCAAGGCGCACGGATCGCAGCACAGCCGGTGAGGAAAGCGAGGATGATATGGGCCTGAACGCCGGGAATCTTGACCGTCGGATTCAAATCCGGCGGGCGAATCTGACACCCAATTCCTACGGCGGGTATGACGCCGAATGGTACGACCACGGCGCACCGATCTACGCCCATCGCCGGGACGTATCCGATGCCGAACGCTACAGCGCGGGCGCCTGGGACAACAAGCTGGTGACGCGCTTTGTCATCCGCAACACGGCGGCGGGGCGGGACATTCGCCGCACCGACCGGCTGACCCATGACGGCATCACCTACGAGATCGACGGAATCAAGGAAGTGCCTGGCAAGCGGGCCTTCCTCGAAATCACCGCCTGGTCGGAGGAACCCGCATGAGCATCCGCAAGCAACATCAGCGGCACAGCGCCCGCGTGACCCGCACCAAACGCTGGAAAGCCCTGCGCGCGGAGATCCTCGAGCGGGACCGCTACCGCTGCCAGTCCTGCGGCTGCGGCGGGCGGCTCGAGGTGGACCACATCAAGCCGGTCAGGACGCATCCCGACCTGTCCTATGAGCCGACCAACCTGCAAGCCCTTTGCCCGTCCTGCCACACGCGCAAGACGCGGCTCGAGTGCGGCCACCCGCCGCCAAGAGAAGACCGCCAGGCATGGCGGGACGCTGTCGAGGCCCTGGAAAAGCCCGGCAAGAACCCCGAGAGCAGAAAGGAACCCAAATGCTCGATTCTGTGAAGATCGCCCGGCGCCAGTCGGAAATCCGCCAGTCGCTGGCAGAGCTGGCGGCGAAGGACAGCCCCTCGGAAGACGAGGTGCGCAGCATGGAAGAACAGGACCGCGAGTACCGGCAGAACGAAACCCGGTATCGCGCGGCCCTGATCGCCGAAGACACCGAGCGCCGCGAGGCGGGCGAGGAACTGGAAACCCGTTCTGACCGCGAATGGTCCGACATGATGGCGGGCTTTGAGCTGCGCCAGGTCGCGCTTGCCCTGGACGAAGGGCGCCAGCTCAACGGCCAGACGGCGGAAATCGTGGCCGAGCTGCGCGAACGCGGCGGCTATCGCGGAATGCCGGTGCCCCTTGAGGCGCTGGAAGTCCGGGCCGGTGAGACCGTCGCCAGCGGCACGCCCGACCCGATCCGCACCACCCCGATCATCGACCGGCTGTTTCCACAGTCTGCTGCGGCGCGCATGGGCGCGCAGATGGTCAACGTGGGCACCGGCGAACTGGAATACCCGGTTGTCACGTCCAGCGTGGCGGCAGGCTGGGCCGATGGTGAGACGGCTTCCGTGGCAGGCCCGACCGTCTATAGCACGACCGACCGCCCGCTGGCCCCGGACAACACCCTGGGCATCCAGATGCGGATCACCCGCAAGAGCCTGAAACAGTCGGGCGCGGCGCTGGAACAGGCAGTGCGGCGCGACATGGCGGGCTGCATGGGTGAAGCCCTGGACGCGGCGGTGTTCCTGGGCAGCGGGTCCAGCGGGGAACCGACCGGGGTTTTCACTGGCGCGTCGGGCTGGTCCATCACGGAAACGGCGATCAACGCGGCTGCGTCCTGGGCGGCGTTCCGGGCGGCTGTGGTGCGCTTCATGACGGCCAACGCGGCGGGATCGCCCGATGCGGTCAAGCTGATGATCCGGCCCGAGGTCTGGGCCGCTCTGGATGATACCTACATCGACACCGGCACCGGCATCACGGAATGGGATCGCCTGGTCAAGAACATCCCGGCGCGCAACGTGGTCATGTCGACCAACGGGCTTGCGGCCCCGACCGGATCGCCCACGGCATCGAACGCCCTGCTGACCACCAATGCGGGCGGCACGGCGCCGATCTTCGTCGGCATGTGGGGCGCGGTGGACCTGATCCGCGATCCCTACAGCGATGCCCAGTCCGGCGGACTGCGCCTCACGGCTCTGTCCACGATGGACGTCACCATTTCCCGCGCCGCCCAGCTCGAGGTGCTGACCGGGGTGCAGGACTGATGCTCTACGGTGGCGTGGCAGGCGGCGGGCTGGAGCTGCGCCGCCTGGACGGGGGAGGCGCGCGGCTGACCGGGCGCTTTCCCTACAACCAACCGACCGAGCTGGCCCCTGGGCGCTTCGAGGTGATCGCCCCGCGTGCCTTCGCCGCCAGCCTTGCCCAGGGCGCGGGGATCTACCTGCTGGCCGGTCACGACTTCGACCGCCCGCTTGCCAGTCGCGCAGCGGGCACGCTCGAGCTGACGGAAAGCGACGAGGCCCTGACCTTCGAGGCGACAATCTCCGACGCCACGACCTGGGCGCGCGACTTCCTTGCCGCGCATGGGGCCGGGCTGATCCGGGGCCTTTCGCCGGGCTTTCGCGTGGCCGGTGGCGGGGATCGCATCGACCGCGACGGGACCACGATCCGCCGCACGGTCTTTGCGGCCGAGCTGGTGGAACTGTCTGCCGTCACCCGGCCGGCCTACGATCATGCCCAGGTCGAGGCGCGCCGCTGGACCGCGCAAAGCCCCGACCTGAATCAGATCGTGATGCGGGCCAATCACGCCTATCGGTGGAGGTGACCATGCTGGGATGGATCATGCACAAGCTGCGCCCGATCGAGGCCCGATCGAGCGGATCGGGCTACACGGCCCAGGTGATCGCCGCGCGGGACAGCTATGTGAGCGGGCGCCGCGGCGTGGCCGAGCTGACAGCAACCGTGCAAAGCTGCATCAGCCTTTGGGAAGGTGGCTTTGCAATGGCGGATGTGACCGGAACCGACCTCCTGCCGCGCCAAACGATGGCGATGGCGGCGCGGTCCATCGCCCTGACCGGCGAAGCCCTGTTCCTGATCGGTGACCGGGGCCTTGTTCCGGCCACGGATTGGGACGTCAGCACCCGCGACGGCCTGCCCAGGGCTTACCGCCTCTCCATCCCCGAGGCGGGCGGCGGGCGGTCCATGACGGCCCTTGCGCCCGAGGTGCTGCACCTGCGGATCGGCGCGGATCACGTCACCCCCTGGATCGGCACCGCCCCGCTGCGCCGGTCCAGCCTGACCGGCGCCATGCTGCACGCGGTGGAATCGGCCCTGTCCGAGACCTTCGAGAGCGCGCCTCTGGGCAGCATCGTGGCGCATCTGCCCGACACCGGGGCCGACGACATGGCGACCCTGCGCGCGGCCTTTCGCGGGCGGCGCGGCTCTACTCTGGTCATGGAAGGCGTGGCCCAGGCGACGGCGGCGGGGATGAACCCGACCATCGGTCAGAAACCGGATCAGCTCTCGCCGGACCTCAGCAAGAGCATGACCGCCGAGACCCTGGCAGCCGCCCGAGAGGGCATCCTTGCGGCCTATGGCGTCCTGCCGTCGCTGATGAACAGATCCGCCACGGGGCCGGTCGTGCGCGAGGCACAGCGCCAGCTTGCCACCTGGACGCTGCAACCCATTGCCGAGCTGCTGGCGGATGAGGCGACGGCCAAGCTGGGCGCGCCCGTCCAGATCGACACGCTGCGGCCCCTGCAAGCCTTCGACGCAGGCGGACGCGCCAGGGCGCTGTCCGCGATCATCAAGACGATGGCAGAGGCCAAGGAGGCCGGGCTATCCCCCGGTGATCTGGCCGCCGCCTTTGGCATGGTGGACTGGAAGGAACCGGAATAGGGCGGATGCCCCTGGGGATTTTCATGTTGGCCCCCATGCATCCCGGATCAGTCGGCGAGTCCCGTCAGCAACCCCGACAGCGCGCGGCCAGTAACGCGGGCGCGGCGCGCACTGTTAATTCATCGCCATATAAACTTGCAGAGCCGCCGAAATCGAAGCTATCGCTGCAAGCAAAATAGAGCACAACTGCAATATGTACGCGCTACGTTCCCTTTTTGCACTGCGAAGACGTTTTCGAGCATCGAATCTTCCCAGAGACGTCAAACACCAGTCCCCATCTTCGTTTTTCTGCCAATATTCTGGCTCAATGTTCCTTGGCGGCAACTCAATGTCATACTTCAACAATTCCCCCCTAATCAGCAACGTCTCGAGAGCACGGATCTGCATGTCTAATTCCATAAGATCCACTTTGCCAAACTCTCGAATATTTGTCTTTTCCTCATCCGTATCGGCATTGGACAAGTTTTTGGCGATACGTTCTTGCACGTTGTCGAATTGTTGTTTCAGGTGTATTATTCTTTTTTCTGCCGCCCGGTCAGTTAACATTTTTTAACCTCACGCCAGCCCCACCGCCATTCTCTGCAATGAACTCCACCCCGGCGGCTTCGAGGGCGGAGCGGATCGCTGCAACGGTCGCAGCACGACCGCCGAGCGGCCCATCCTCTTTCTCGAGTCTGGCAATGGTCGGGTACGAAACCCCGGATGCGCTTGCCAGGTCATGCTGCGACCATGCCAGAAGTGCTCTTGCGGCCTTCACTTGTCGGATTGATAGAATTTCTATTGACACGAGACGGCGTCCTGTTCGATATATTTTCTATCATATCACATCAGGAGACCCTGACAATGCCCAAAGACCCCGCCTGCGGGACCACCCCCGTATTGCCTGACGTTCATCAGCTGCACGGCTACGCGGCCAAGCTGCGCGATGCGCTTTGCATCCTCGACGACCTGGACGATGGCAGACTGCCCATCAACTACATCACCGCTACCGCCAAGCCGATGGCCACGCGCCTGATGGACGGTCTGGAACACCTCATGGAGGTCGAGCAATGACCCGTGGTTACCTCAACGGCGACGACACCGTGACCAAGGCCAATCAGATCGTCGCCCTGTCTCACATGGCCGGTATCGCCTCCGTCGAAAGTGCAGAGCATGTCTTTGACTTCCCCAGCATCTTCGACGTGATCCGCCGCCTCGCCTACGAAATCTCCGACCAAGTGGAGGAAATCGAGCGAGAGCATAAGATTGAGCCGATCTGGGGAAATACAGGAAATCAATGACTTGCGAGGCGAAGTCTAAGTGTCCAGAAAACACTTAGAGCAACCCTTGCATTTAGCATTGACCGGAATCCGATGATCGCCAAGAATTGCCATAAGAGAGCTATCGAGGCCGAGCATGAAAGCGGGCGACCTGAAACGGATTGTGGCCGAGGCCATGCTTGTTGAGCCTTCCAAGGTTTGGGTGACCATGCGCAACCTGCGGGAAAACGATCTGATCACGACTGGCGCGCGGGGTGTGAATGCGCCCGACCTGACATATCGGGACGCCGCCCGCGTGCTGCTGGCGCACATCCTGGACAGCAACCCAGGCCGCGCCGCACCGCGCTATGTGCGGGATTTTGGGCGGCTGCCCTGGGCCAATCCGGCTTTCGCCTGGGAGGGCGATCCCTTCACGCTGGCAGAACTGGCCCCCGACAGCCCGACCGACACACTCGAGGATGCCCTTGCAGCCCTGATCCGGGTCTTTGTCGAATGCCGGGAAACCGCTGCCTTTGTCGAGGCAGGCACGCGACTGCGCGACGGCGGCTTTCGCAACCCGGTTTGCCGGATAGAAGTCTTTGAAGAGGACGCCGCCGCGACGATCAGCATGGGCGCGGCTCACTATGCCTTCAATGAACGCCCGACAAGCGTCTGCGACTGGACCCCGGATCAGAACGAAGATCTGCGCCTTGGCAGGCAAGCCATTGCCTTCGTCAATCAAGAGGTGGTCGCGCGGATCGCAGATGGATTTGAGGGGGCGCAGTGATGGGAAACCGTGTGATCAAAGGCGACCGTCCGCCGTCCTACGTCTCGAAAGCCACACTGGCCGCCGAACTGGACCTGAGCGAGTCCACGGTCGATTCCTACGTCAAGCGCGGGTTGCTGCCAAAGCCCTTCAAATGGGGCGGCGCGCTCCGCTGGTGCTGGGCGGATGTGACAGCCAGCCTCAGGGCGCAAGCATCCGGCGGCGAAGATCAATTCATGGCGGGGCTGGACAATGTCTAAGGTTTCTCTGCCGCGCCATGTGCATCGTGTTGTGTCCGGTGGCCGCGAATACTTCTACTATCAAGAGGGCAGGGGCACCGCGCACGCTGGCGAGCGCATCCGCCTTCCCGACGATCCGCAGACCCCCGAATTCTGGAATGCTGTCCGCCAGGCGCAAGGCACCTTCGGCCCGACGCCGACCGATACCATCGGCGCGTTGATCGACGCATTCGAGGTTTCTTGGCAGACGCGGCAACGCAAAATCAGCAAGGGCACCCAAGTGCATTACCGGCGCTACCTCAAGCCCGCCCGCAAGGCATGGGGCGACTTGCCCGCGCGGGAACTTCGCCCGCGTCATGTGGATGCGCTCATTCGCAAGATCGGCGCTGATAAACCCGGTGCGGCCAACAATGTCCTGGACGCGCTGAAGGCTATGGTGGCCTGGGCAAACGGTCCGGTCGAACTGCTGACCCATGACCCGACGCATGGCGTCGAGCGGTTCGCCAAGGGCGAGGGGCACCGGCCCTGGACGCCCGAGCAACTGGACTACGCAGAAAAGCACTTTACGGGCATGATCCGCCGCTTTTACTTCCTGAGCCGTTACACTGGCCAGCGGATCAGCGACGTGGTGCGGCTCAACCCGAACGATGAGGATGACGGCGGTTTCAGCCTGCCGCAGAAGAAAACCGGCGTGAAGCCGTGGTGCCCGATCTTCCCCGAGCTTGAAGCCGAGATGCAGTCCTGGGAGCGCCGTCCCGGCCCGTTTCTCTTGCAGGAGGACGGCAAGAGTATGGGCAAGCCGTTCAGCACGAATCAGATGTGGAAGGCTTTTGACCGCGAGCGCCAGAAGCACGCGGTTCTAACCGGCGCCGTACCTCATGGCCTGCGGGCGAATGCGGTCATCCGGCTGCGCGGCGCGGGATACACGGCCCTGCAAATCTCGGACATGGTTGGCATGTCGGTCGAGATGGTCGAACACTACTGTCGCTATGCCGACCGGAAGGCCAGCGGGCAGGCGGTGCTGAGGGATCTGCAGGAACGGAATGAGGACAAGATTGTAAAACGCTGGAAAAGTGGAAATAAGAAATGA